TAATTTTTGCTCTACGTCTTCTTTTAGAAAATCTAAATTATTACTTGTTATTTGCTCAAATATAAATGCTCTTAACCCCCCTCCAAATGAGGGATTTAATGGTCTTTCCCCTTGATTTGTAAGGAAAAAGTTCAAGAGATTATTTTTAATAGCATCCTTTGTTTGGTAATTGGATGTAAAAACAGATGGTGCACTAAATGGGATATTAACCCCAATAGCTACACTGTCCTCTAAATCAATTGGATATATTTGTATAGGATTAAAAGCCATTTATTTTTATTATTTTTTAAGTAAACTCATAATTTGATCCATCCCCACTTCACCTGAACCTAAGCTTCCATTGATTGGGTCTCCATGTGGTTGGAATGGTCTTGATGCAGCTAAATCGTTTGTATTAAAACTCATAGCAGTTTCTCCTAGAATACCCATGTATTTTTCTCTAGCGGACATTGTTGGTTCAATATATGAAGGAGATGGTGTTGGAATATGAGTTGGGGAAGGAGTATATGATTCTCTTACAATTTGTTTAGGTGACTTTACCGCTTCCAATAGAATATCTCTCAATTCTTCTTGAATTACTTCTTTAACTGCTTCTTTAATTAGTTTTTTAAATTCTGATGCTTTCATATGTTTATAAATATTAGGTTAATCTGCTTTTAAATTATTTTGTTGTATATAGAATATTAATTCGTCTATTAATATCTGATCAATTGAGCTAAAAGACCACTCTCCGTTTAAAAGTACAGTACCACCTTTATTTTTAGCTAATGCCCTTCTACGTTTTAATGTTTTAGCAGTATTTTCAGTTTCAACTCCAAATATAAATCCATTTACAGAATCAGGTGATTGGGTTGGGATTGTTTCAGATATAATAACTGAATTTAATATTAATGTGTTTGATATTTGTTCTTGACTTGCATCTGGGTAGCAATGTTGTATTGTTTGATCTAGGATATTGAGTAATTTTATAGCTATTGAAAGATATTTTTTTAATAAAGATACTATTACTAATGTACTACTATTAACAGATGATAATTTAGTTAATTGGAATTCTAATGTTTTTATTACTTGTTGTACGTTTGTAATAACATTCATTGGTATTCCTACCCCAGCAATAGCTACGGGGATGGGTAAATTATTTAATAATATAAGGTTTACATTTAATATTTTTAAAACATCTTCATTTATACCTAATGTTTTACTACTACCATCAATAATTTTCATTAGGTTATTTAACTTTTTAACCAATTTATTTTTCGATGTTATAGTTTTTTGTATAACATCTAAAGGAGGGCATGTGAGTGTTTTTATATATTCTTCTAAATCTGTTGGATTTTTCTCTAATAATGATTTAATATCTGTAACACCATATTTAACAGCCAAATCTAAAACCATAGGTATAATTTTAGCTTTAATATCGTTCATACTATCACTTAATCTTTTTTGGAGGAAATAATTTAAATCTTTTTTAGATGCAGTTAAACTTTTAATATCATTTTCATCTAAAAGTAACATAGATGATTTATCTTTTGCTATACTTGTTTTTATAGGTTGTAAATCTATTAATTGATTTTCTTTAAATGAACCATCACCTTTAAGTGGAGTTACTTCAGATACTTTAAATCCATCTAGGGATGTTTTTAAGGTTATTTTAGTAGGATCGAATATAGTATCTTCTTTATATTCTATATGTAATTCAAATTTCCCTTGTATGTTTGTATATGTGGGTGTAGTTTTTACGAATTGATTTTTTAATAAAGTAGAATCTATTAATTGAATATACGCACCACTTATACCTTCTGTTGGGGAATCAGAATTATATACAGTTCCTGTTAGTATTTTCTTTAATATCAATGCCATAATATTTATTTAATTTTGACTATTTTAGATTTTAAACTATCTAAATTATTTAAAACATCTTGTATTACTACAGATGAATTTTGTCCTGCTAATATACCAGCAGCATCAGGTATTGGAGCTCCTCCTGGAAATAGTTGACTTGCTTCTATAACATTTGCTAATGCTTTAGTTGCTTTAGCTAATTGTTCTATATAAAATACTGTAAGATCACCTAGTAGTGCTGGTTCAGTTGCATCCTTAGAGCCTATTTTAATATCAGTACCATCCATGTAAATCTGTTGAGATTCAATGTTAACACTCTCATTAGATAATATACCCACCGATTTCTGTGCACTTATTAATACACTATCCGATTTCGCGTTAATTATTATTCTATCTGAATTTAATATATTTTGTGGTTTATTAAATGATGAAGGTGTGGTTGGTATAGAGGAGTATGATTTAAAATTTTCATTAGCTAATCCTATTGGGATTATCTGATATGAGGTTAAATATATAGATGATAGATCATCCTTTAATTTTTCAGTAATAGGAATATTAGTATTTAATTTAATATCTTTTGAATTACCATTTCTCAATATGGTTATAGGATCACCGTTTTCCCCAGATTCAGACCAATTATTTTTATATTTACTATTTGATTTAGCTGTATTTCCAAATCTTAAACTTTGACCAAATCTACCTTCAAATGTTATATCCCCTGCAAATTGCATAAGTGGATTGATATTTGATTTTTCTTCAAATGTAGCTTGACTAGGATTATTTTTTGAGTTGAGAGGTAATTTTTCTGGTGGGGTATTAGATTGGAGAGGAGATCCTAATTGAGTTGTATTATAATTATTTGTTGATGTAAGAGTAGTAGATGATATTATTGGTGGGGTTGCATTATTATTAATAGATGAATTACCATAAATTGATATTGGATCACCATAAAACCATATAATTCCTCCGGCTGAATTAGGAGCTAGGGATGGGGTTAGTAGTACAGTTTCATTAATTAATGGGATGGTGGTTTTATTGGAATTGATTGGATAAGCTTTATATTGAGTAATTCCTAAACTAGGATCAACAGGAGTACAAATAATAAGACCTATCATACTTAATGATGCATCTAAATTTCCTTGTAGAGCCATTGGATGATTCTCATCTAAAATAACCTCTACAACTCTAACTAATATTGAATTAGATTTATTTGATTTGGATTTTGACGAATTATTCTTTTGTGGTACTACAGATTTGACTTGAGATGCAAATCCAAATTTAGAGTATCCAGTCATTGTTTAGGTGGGTTAAATTTTTCAACTTCTGCAAATAATTGTGCTTTTTCTTCATCGGACATTCCAAATCCCTCCTCTGATGTTTTATTGGTCGAAATTGCTCTCTGGATAATTGTAGCCATTTTAATTAATTGCTCATCATTTTTAAGACCTAATTCCATATATTCTTTAATTAGAGGAACAATTAAAGTAGCATCACCTATATCTGTTATTAATGGTTTTAACTCTCCAATAAGAGCAGATATTTGAATTTCTTTATTCTTTTGATTATTGTATATTTCTTGAAGGATATCAGAGAATTTTTTCATTCCGAATATCTGTGAATCTAAACTACTCATGTGTATTATTTTTTATAATAAATATGGAGAATGTAGAGATTTATAAATTTATATAATCATTTTCTAAATAAAATACATATTTTTCTTTAAATATATTTTTCATTACTCCTGCTATTTTAGTAATTTTAGGGGTTTTAGCTTCAGGAACCATTTCACGAATATAAATATAAATCGTTTTTTTATCCAAAACATCTAAACTTGATCTCTTTTTAAATAGTTTTAAAACGGCATCCGCTATTTTAAGATCGGCTTCTTTGGTAAATAATTTTTCAATATTTTCATCAATATGATTTATATATTTTTCGATAAAAATAGATAGTTTATCTTTAGGAGGATCTATATCTAGATTATATGAAAATTTATCATCTTGATTTAATTCGTCTACTGGGATATTTTTGATTTTTGTATTATAATTTTTCCCATTATATAATATACACCAGCGTTTAACAATTGTTCCAAAATATGAAAATGCTTTAGGTGGGGTTAATTTTTTAAGTTTAACCATACAATTATCAGAAACATTTAAAGTACTTATAAATGTATTAATTTGAGCTTGAGTTACTCTATCCACATCTCCTACATACTTTGTGAAATCTCCATTATATTCTTCTAAAAATTCTTTTTTAATAATTTTATTTAATCTATCTTGTATGCTTTGTTTATGGTCATATAAATGAATTTTCCCTAAGAGGAATATAATTATTTCATGTTGGAGGTGTTCCAAATTATCTACATCTGTATGATAAAATTTAAATGTATGGATTATATTTTGTGTTAATTTAAAGAAAGCATAATGGATATTATCACCATATATTTTACTTTTTAATTCGTTGTCAGTAGTTTTATTATATAATATAATTGCATCTTCTGTTTCCTGTGTAAAATAATTTCTACTTTTTGCTGGTTTTGACATAATATATTAAATATTTTTTAGTTGAAATTCATTTAGAATTTCTTGGATTTGTTTAATACCATCAAATATAGTTCCAGTTTCATCATCATTGGCAAATGCTCCAATAGAATCTAGTTCATTGATTTTTTTATCTGAGATTTCAATCACTCTAGATAATCTATCTAAATAGAGTAAATAGCCAGATAGTAAGTCTTCTGCTTTTTCTTGTTTTATAAGAAGATTTCTAATTATAAATAGTGAAACTAATAGAAATGTTGAAAGAATAATTATTATTGTTATCATATTATTATAAATTATCTAGTAAATTTTTTAAACTATCACTTTTGATTGATCCTAAAGCTTTATTTCTAACTGCATCTTTTTTTGAATTAGATGAATATGCAGGTTTCGTATCTAATTTAAAATTTGGTTTTGGATTACCTTGTTTCAATTTATGTAACCATTCACGTTCCCATTCAATTCGAGCAGCCATAAAATCTCCTTGATGTACTATAGAAGGTAATGCTGTTCTTGCTTTTTGACCAGGCATGTAAGTTAATAAATATTTTTTATTCGCTTCATCATATAAACCATCATGAGTTTGAATAGTAATCATTTCATTAAAGGAATATTGAATACCGTGGGATTGAAGTAAGAATAAACCCCTATCTGGAACTGAAGCAAATGCTAATTTTTCATTAAACATATAATCTTCACCTAATTTTTCTTTTCTCCAATTATCTGTTTGGGGGATATATGATTCGTGTTCGTCGCTACCCATTTTACCTAAATCGTGATTTAAAGCAGAAAATATCAATTCTTCAAAAGTATAGGTAGAAGTATCAACTCCATGTTTCTCCCAAATCTCATGTTGATCAATAGAACATTCAATAACTCGAATAACGTGATCTACATACCCTCCAGGCATTGCATTATGATATTCTTTTTTATGCGCAGCCGGCATAAACATTAACCTCTCAGAATATTTATTGTATAATTCTAATAATTTTGTTTGTCTAGGTTCTTCAATATAATCAGTTATATAACCTAACAATGTACTCCAATTCTCTAATATTTGTTCTGCTGTTAATTCCATATATTACTTTTTATTTGTAATATACAAAATATAGCCTGGGTATCCTAATTTTTATTTAAAATGTCTAATATACTCTTGAATAAGACACATTTTTCAAATTCTTCATGGGTTTCAAAATATTTCATACTTAATGTAATAAAAAATTCTAGGTCATATTCTCTAAAATCTTCGAATACTTCTAACCATTCTTTATCATTTTCATCATATTGACTAATCCATAACCAAGCTCTAGTATGCATTATAAAATCTCCAGCATTAGATATACTTTCAGGATCTAAATCTTCATCAGATGAAGCTAGAAATTCAATAATTTGAGATTTAAAATTAGATCCATTTTTAAGTAATTTTAAATACATCCCCACTTTATAATATGGTGTATTTTGGAATTCAATAATGTCATCCTCCATACTCTTATCGTTGTACACTTTTGGTTTGAATAAATTAAATAAATTTTCTAACATTAGGTTATATGAATATTAATTTTTAGTTGTATATATACGTTTAAAATAATTAATTTACATAGTATTTTTTAGTAATTCCAATTTTTTAGATAAATCTTCTTTACGTAATTTTTCAACTTCATTAATTTCATTTAAACTTTTATATTCTTTAAGTAAATTTCTAGAGTTGGGATTTTGGGGATGATAAAACCATAATTGTGTAATTATTATATCTCTCAGATGTATTTCTGAAGTTAATTCTTCTAGTTTTAATTCTAAATCAGATATATTGGTTCTTAAGTTTTCCATGCTAAATATATTTATTTCCTATCGTTGTTATTATATTTTGGGCTTCAATTAAATCAACACGAAAAAATTCTCTATATTTATTCAACCTATGCTTCTGGAGATACATATGTACTTCTTTTTCCAATTCTTCTCCATTAAAACATTTATAAGCCCATTCAACAATAAATTCAATAGGAACCCCAGTTGCATTGCTAATTTGTTTTGATCTTACTTGGGGATCAAATTTAGTATAACCAATTTTTAATATATTTGGCATGGTAGGATTTGAGAGAATATATACCCATTGGTTACCTTCTTTTCCTTCATACATTCCTACTTTTCTATTAGTATAGTAAGTAATATTATCCCATCCATCCTTATCCTCAGTTATTGTAAAATAGTATGGTTTAGAATGTAAATAATCCCCTGAACAGGGGATATATTGTTGGGATTCTATTTTAGTTAATGCTTTCATTAAAATCTAGCTACACCAGAACCTTTATACCAAGGAAGACCAGTACGCCCTTTAACTCGTTCTTTCCAATCATGTTCTGATAATTTAAAACCATTAATATAATATTCGCGTTTACGATTATTTCCTTGAGGAATTAATGCTGGTCCATCCCAATTGTGTAATTTATTATCAAATAAATGTAATATAGTACCATCAGCTTGGGTTAATTTTCTTCCTTTCACATATTCTTGCTCACTCATAATTTTATCTTTTTGATTTAATATATGAAATGTCTTTGAAAAGGCCTAATTTAATTAATTTTCAAATTATAACTAATTCCCAGACTAATACTATGCATTAATTTAACAGTATTAATACTTCTATAGTTTACAATATCTGTAATTGTGAATGAAATTTTAGATTTTTGTAAAAATATAAGTTTTGTAGTACCATAAACAATAACATCTTTTAAATTAAACATACTGGGTTGGTAATAGTATTCTGTTATTAATGAGAATAATTTGTATTCATATTTTAATTTGCAACGTAGTGAATGTCTAAAAACATTAATTGTTGGGGTTTGATTATATATTGTATTTTCAAACATCGATGCATAGGACAATGCTATATATTTTCGCCTATATATATAGCCCACACCTATTAAATTGTCATATTTTATATCTCTAGTAAATGAATGATTAAAAATATAGCTAACAAATATTTGATTGTAACTAACATTAAATTTTTGCAATAAATCATTATTTAATAGATTTTCATTTTCTTAACCACAAAATTAGATGAATATCCGTATATATTTTTGTTCCATGTCAAAGTTTTTATAAAGATGGAAAATCATGGGTTCTCGCAATAAATATTAATTTGGGATTTTCCGAAACCAAAAAAGGGATAACTTTCATTACCCCCATTTTACTATTAAAAATTAAAAAATTACGAGATTACAAGAGAATACATTCCGGTTCCTCTTAAATAGTAAGTAGTTCCGGTTACGGATGCAGTAGGAGTAAAAGTAAACGACGAATACCCTGGATTTATTATAACCGCTGTTATATACGGTGAACTTGTTAAATTCATGGATGAGGATGCATTGTACGTTCCATTAAAATTTAATGGGGAGGATGAATCATATACTCCATTATCATTTTTTATAGTTTCCA